TTTCTACATTCCACTCAGAAGTCTGCACTTTCCAGTCTGGAATATTATCTTTCACAGTGAAAGAAGGTATATCCCAAATACATCTATTATTAGGTTGTGCTGCATAGTTCCCATCGTCGAGAGCTATGATGTGAGCACACTTGTGCTCGTGCGGTATCTCTGAATGATCCGTATCCAATATATTACTTTCAGGATGAGCAAAGTCAACGGTAAATAAGTATTTACCAGGGTGCCATTTCTTGTCTTTTCCTATGTATTTACCAGCCTGTGCTTCTAGGATATCCCAAGTATGAACAGCAGGATAATAACTGAAACAATTCCAAAGCTGTAACTCATCAAGTCTACGCCTAGGAACATCTTCCGGTTTAAACCCTCTTTGAATAAACGCTGTAATCGGGAGCCGATAGAAGATAGCACCGTTTTCCATAATTGCATGGAACAAAATCGATTTACCAGTGATTGCACTAAGCCCGAAAATAATACAGTCTTCAACTTCGCCATGATGACTTTTAAGATCATATAAATATTCTCTCCTTATTTGAGCGTATTCTACAGGAATGTTTGCGTTTAAGTAAGCCATAATTAATCATAAATATCACCCCAAGTCTTGCCTGATTCATAATCGACTTTGTTGGGAACTTCCAAACTAACAGCATTCTCCATAATATCAATTATTTTTTTCGCCGCGTCATCAGACTCAACTGAGATATCTAACTCATCATGTATTTGTATATGTGGTACCACACCTTCATTATATAAATCTACCATTGCTTTCTTTGTCATGTCAGCTGCAGATCCTTGTATAAGTTTATTTAGAGCCTTGTACGTAAATGCTCTTCTAATTCTACCTCTGCCATAAGTTCTTTCTGCTTCTTCAAACTCCATGGGTTTATGCATACCAAATTGATTTGGTTCCCATTTTGTAAATCTACATCTACGACCTAACAATGTTCCAATAGATCCAGAGGACTGAGCTGTCTTTGATGTATAATTCATAAGATCTCTTACGAATGGTACATTGTGGTGATACTGATTAAATAAATCTTCTGCTTCTTCTTTTGTATTTAATCCTAATTCTGCTTGTAGTTTAGCTTTACCCATACCATAGAAAAGACCCAAATTGATCGTCTTAGCTTGTGTTCTAGATATGTTTGCCATGTCAGCCACTGTCTGGTGAAAGTCAACACTGTTGTCATTAAATTTATCTACAATACTTGCAACAGACTCATCAAAACAAATTGGTTCAGTTGTTGCTGCGTAATGCACAACCAATCTTGGCTCTTGTTGTGAGTAATCAAAACAACCCCATTTGTGATCTTTTTCTGGCACAAACAAAGAACGAATCATAGGTCCTAAATCTTTATTCCTTGCAGGGATCTGTTGTAGATTAGGATTAGAATAACTAAATCTTCCCGTAACTGTACCACCTTGATCAGATCTAATTGGATTTATATCTGCATGTATTCTACCTCTATATTGATGTTTTAATATAGTATCTATAAATGTTGTGTGTGCCTTGTTAATCTCTCTTGCTTTTGCTATGTTCTTAACCATTGGATGATTATGCGTGGAAAGGAAATTTTTTGTAAATGAAGGTGACTTTGTTTTCTCGGTTCTATGGTATGACAAGGAAAGCTTGTCGAAAACTTTGGCGATTGATCTTGCTGCCCATATTTGAACATCTTGTCCTGTTTCTTTTTTTACTGCTAGTAGGAGTTCTTCTTCCTGTTTACATAACTGCTGTTTCAGCTTATGAGCACGTTCGACATCGACACACACCCCTTTAAATTTCATATCAATTAAACACGGAAACAATTGTGTTTCTAAATCAAATATATTTGTAAGACGTTGTTTATTTATTTCTCTGGATAATACTTTAAATAATTCTAATGTAAGTTCAGCATCTTTTTCTGCATAACTTCCAACATACATTGCAGGTAGTTTATATAATTCTTTTTTAGGGTCTATACCCCAAGACTCTGCAGCTTCTTTCAAAGCTTTTTCATCTTTTACTTCACCAAGATAATCAAATGAAATACTGTTAAGTGTGTACCATAATCTATTCTCATCAATTAATGATGCCATAACCATGGTGTCTATGATATGTCCGTTGATAGGTATGCCATATGCTTTTATCCAACATACATCATACATCGCATTGTGAAATATTTTTACTGCGTCTGTAGCACAAACTTTTTTAAACCATTCTAAAACAATTCTTCTGTCCATATTACCACCACCCTCATGTGCAATGGGATAATAACCTGACCATCCATCAACAGCTACTGCAACACCAACTATCTCTCCATGACCTTGTATGGCTCCTGATCCTTTTGATTTTAAGTCTGGGTCTTTTGTCTCTAAGTCAATTGCAATATATTTTGCTCCTGATAAATCAGGAAACTCTTCTGGACAATCCCATTCAGTTTGCGCTGTAAACATTATTTCTTTTTTTTCTTATTATCTTTTAACTTCTTTTTCTCTAATTCGCAATAGTGAATGATCTTATCAAGATCTTCTATTCCGTTCTTGTGCATGTATCTGCAAACGTATTTTATAACACAGCCCTGAAAGAACGAGAGATTATTTTTTGAAATAAACTCGTACGGCTGAATGTCAAAATACATGTAGTGAGATCCACCTACCTGCTTGTAGTGTGGTTTCTTTTCGTCCATCAGTTTTTCAAACATATTTATATCTGTCATATTATTGGTGCTCCTATATTATATTGATATTCATAATCTTGATTGGTTATGAATAATTTTTCTTTTGCTCTTGTTATACCTACAAAGAATGTACGGTGCTCTGGGTCTGCATCTTTTTGTGCTGAGTCATATATGATTCTTTCTAAATCAGTAAACAAAACAACATTATCACATTCTTCACCTTTTACACTATGTATCGTAGATAATTTTATTCTAGCTGGTTTCATTAGATCTTCGTTCTTTAGAATCGTTCTAATGTAGCTTTTGCTTGACTCAGGAAAGTTTAATGTCTCCCAGCCCCCCGTCGCTCGCAACCCGTAGTGTTCTCTCAACCCTTCAATATTAATCGAGTCAATACCCTCTAGAGTCCTATTGCTTGCGAAGCCACGTACTAGGTGACCATCTTTTACAGTTAGATAGTCCCATAAATCTTTTAAATCTTCTTTGCCTACAAACGCACCTTGGTTCAATCGTGTCCAAACTCTGTATGCATTTAACATTTTACTAGGTAGTAACTCTTGAGCTTTAGAATCAAATCTTAAATTTAAATCATACAAGTGCTCTCGTAATCTCTCCATCATTTTATTTGTTCTAGTTAGTATCATCCAGTTGCCTTTAGATAAATCTAAGGAGAAAAAGTCTACGTTATAAATAACTTTACCATCAGCATCTCTTGGCTCCCATTTCTTAGCTAAACGAGTTGTCATGTGAGGAAAAATAGATTCTGCTAGTTTGTGTATCTTTCTAGGAACTCTACGCGATTGTATCTGTGGATCTAAATGCCCTTTTAAGTTTATAAATATAGAGGGATCTGCACCTTGAAATGTGTAGATAGTTTGATCGTCGTCTCCTGCAATGTATGAACGAGCACACTTACTTTCTATGTAAAAGAACATGTCCCACTGCAAAGGGCTTAGATCTTGGGCTTCATCGAGGAAAACACAGTGTAGTGGTGGACACTTGTCCCCCTCGACAAACTTGGAAATCATATCAGAAAATTCAAACATACCTGTTTGATCTTTGTATGTTTGTAGATCTGCATATATTTGTTCGGTCAACCAGATGTCTACACTGTAATGTAAATCAAGTTCTACAGCAGCATCAGCTAATGATAGCTTTTTATTTCTGGCATATTCTATAATTTTCATGTGAGAGTTTTTATATTGTGGATACCCTGATTCGTTAATATAACTTTCAAAAGATAAATCAGAACATATACTAGAAAAGTTTTTAAAACCTTTCCATTTCTCATTCTTTAATAGATGCGTTGTCGGATTTAAATCAGCTCCATCACAACCATATGCGTGCATGGTGCTCACAGCAACTTTATCATTTGTAATTCTTTTTTTAGCTTCATCAGCTGCAGCGTTACTAAAAGCTATGTATGCAATTTTATCAGGTGGAGTCATTTTTAACTCAGCCTCTAAGTAATGCATCAGCCTATGTGTCTTACCTGTACCTGGTGGTCCTGGTATTATTGTTCTACGCAAAAGGTGGCTCCTTCATCTTATCTTTTCTAACAATAGGTTTGTTGATGTCTTGTTGTGACACTTCTATGTATCTAACGCTTTTGTTATTTATTTTGCCTGCAACTTCTTTAGCACCAAATAAATTTTCTAACATTCTTGCTGTCTTTTGTTTTGTATATTGCTTATCCGGCCAAGACTTTGTTCTAATTAAATATTTCCAAAAATCTTTAAATTTAAAATGACTCATGCCATCTTCTGTAAATGATAAACCTCGTAATATATCTTTCCAATCTTTACCTGGTATTTTATTTGTGTATTCACTTAATAGATCTTTTAGTTGTACATCTATCTTTGTAGACTCTGGAGCTTCTATTGGTATTGTTTCTTTCAGTAATTTGTTTATTGCCTTTCTCCATATGTGTTTACCTATCGGTGGCATTGCTTGATTAATTTGTTCTAAACATTTTAGTGAGAATTTATCTGGCTCATGTAATTCAGAGGAGTCTACTTCTACTTGTTTATCACCTATTGTTACATAGAATAGTGGTGGATCTGAATCATACTTTTGTATTTCTTTTATTTCTGCACCAGGTAATTCATCATCACCTACACCATATTCTTGTAGTACACATTTTTTAGAATTACAGAAAGATGCAATAGGTTCATCTTTACATTTATATTGATAGTCTTTACCATCAATAGATTTAATTAATGTATCTATTTCTTTTTTATCTAGTGGTGGTTGACAATACGATTCGTTGTATTTAAATATTTTTGTATCCCAATCTGTATATCTCTTCTTACAATACACACCAAAATTATAGATTGCATTATTTCTTTGTCCGTTTGGTATACCTTGTTTTGCAATTGATACTAAACATGGTGGTGCACCTTTTAATAAATCATCAGTATCTTTTTCTTCTTTAATTTTTAGATTGCTTAATTCTTTTTCTGATAGTGCAACATTGTTATGGTGTAGAAAAAATTCTGACAATGTCATCGCAGAGCCATCTTCTTTAATAGCGTATCTAGTTGTCATCTTTGCATTATGATATGGCAGATTTAAAAAACTACCTGTACCACCCTTTTGCATATCAACTTGGTTTTGTTTCGGAAATATCTCTGCTCTAGAA